TGTGTAACCCTCACGAGTTACGGGTTTAGAAAGATAGTTAAAAAACTTTGACTTTTCTCTTTCAGGCACATGTAATCCAGCAAATTCTTTAGAAGTTTCAATAGTCTCTGCTACTCCCTCCCAAAATTTAGTTTGTTGTGTGTGTTGTTCCTGCATTTGTTCTTTTTGTTTTTCTACTAATTGTTCTCTTTCTTGAGTTTGTACTTTTCCTAAAGCTTGCTTTGCAGCATCTGCCTTAGCATGTAGTTTACCAGAATCTTCATAATCTCCGAGCATTTCATCAATAAATTCTTTATCATGCCCTTTTGCGGAAAAATAATCTGATAAAATTGCCTTTTGACTACGAACATCATCTTCAGCAATCTCTATCTTAGTATAATCCAAATTAGGATCATGAGCTTGCATAAAGTTTTCAGATTCTCCTCCAGATAAAACATATTCTAGATGATCTTTTACTAACGGAAACTTTTCTAAAACTTCATCGATTCTGTCATCAGCCATTTTAGAAGCTACATCTTTTGTTAAGTTAGTTAATCCTTCAGAGGTATCTTCATATTTTCCATCTAATTCATACCCTAAACTATTTAAAATTTCTCCAACAACGGTATCTTCTTCAGAAGATTTTTCATCTTCTTTAGCTTCTTCATCTTTTATTTCCTCTTCTTCCTCTTCTTCTTCTTCCTTTTCTACACTATCTTCATTAGATTCAGATTCTTCTTCATCTAATTTACTTTCTTCAGGAGATTCAACTTTCTTTTCATCTTCCTGAGCTGGAGCTATTTCTTCTGTGGCTACCCCTTCACCACTGATAACATCATCTAATGTGATGTCATCTAATTGAATTTTTTCATTTGTGTCCATATATTTATTGTTTTAAGTTACAAAAATAAGTATTTATATTGATATTTTTTATAAGTGTTAATTTTTTAATATTTATATTATTATATAACACTTACCAGAAAACTTTTGATCTATATCCACCTTTTCTTTTCTTAAATGTTGATTTTGTTCTGCTATTCCATTTCTTTCTTTCAACGTCAATTTCTTTTTCTGTTAATTCAGATATATTTTTACCATTAACTTTACCTTTATGATTTCTAAGCCAATATATAAAAACTTCCTCTTGCGAAGGAGGAGTTGTTCTATTTCTAGTTACAGCATCAAACTCATCTCGTCTTTCTGGCCCTCCAAAAATTTTATCTCCTATAAATAATCCTTCTTGATCTTGCTTACTCAATTTAGAAAAGTCTAAAGAATTATCTTTAGTATATAGTTTAAAAAGATATGGAAAATCTTTAATATTTTTATCCGTATTATGCTTTAAAAAATTAGCAGTTCTATTTATAGCAGTATTTCCTCCTTCTTTAGGACCTGTTTCAAATTGAAATAATCCTCTACCAGGACCATCATAAAAACCCTCTGTTTCATTTCCTGATACTTGAACTTGATTAGGATTATTTTTAGACTCGTGCTGACCTATAGCATTCATTACAGTATTTACATAACTAGTATCTCTACCACTAGTATGCAGATAATCCATCATATGATTCCTTAATCCTCCTTTTTGAAGATTCTTTATTTCTTTAATATTTGAAAGTTCTAATTTTTTTGTAGGATCTAACCATTGAAGTTCATCTGAATCAGGAAATTTTTTAATTGCATCATATCCTTGCTCTCTTAATAAACGAGCTCTTTTAATTGTCTCCCCCTCTAAATCTCCTGCTATATTTTTATGCATAAAAGTCTTATATCCTCTAGGATTAAGTATTTTAGCATCTGGATTTACATTATAAGATAAATCCCATTTTTTTACACCCTTAAATCTAGGATTAATTCCTCTTTCTGTTCTATAATACCCCGTATTTTTACCTCTCCTATATTTAAAAAAGTTTTCCATTGTTCTTTTATTAGGAGATGTACTCATACCTACATTATAACGAGATCCATGGTGATAAACACCTGGATTTACATTTAAAGCATTTTTTAGTGCTAAATTTTTATTACTTATAAGAGATTTATCCCAACTACTAACAGCTCTATACACATTAGAAGGAGCTTCAACTAACTCAGTATTATATTTTGCAGGTATTATTTGATTCTTCATCCAAGATTCATAACCTTCTTTAGAGATACCATGTTTACCAACTCTTCGTACCCCTGGTTTATAAATATTTAATACATCTTCTAACTGTTTCATATAATTTTTACGAAGGGTTGGGTGATACCTTGAATATGATTGTTTTCCAAAATCTTCTAATGAACTTATCTTTATATCTCCTAAATTCTTACCAAAAGCACTGGTAGTTTGGTCTATTCTAGCCTTAGGAACATATATATTTGAAATTTCATCTAATTTAACTCCCCCTTTTATTCCTGCTTCAGATCCAATTTGATTACCAATACTATCAAAATATCTACGACTTCCTGCTGCTGTATTTCTAGGATTAATTCCAAAAACCATAGGATAATTCTCTTCTAATAATAATTTAGTTTTAGGATCTGCTTTACTCCAAAAATTTAATCTATCATATTGTAATTGTTTATAATTCTGTTCAAACCCTTCACCCATTAAAATATTATCCTTAGCACCAGCATACTTACCACTTGCCATATCATCAATCATTTTATTATACTCAGATAAATAATTTCTTGGGCCTGATGACCCTTTAGCATAATTTACTGCTAGAGAACTATTTGTAACTGGTGCAACAGATAGATGTGCCTTATTAATATGCCTAACATTTCCTAAACCTGACAGTTCGCCTGTCATAGCTGTAGTCCCCCCACGTGTTACAAGACCCCCTTGATCTACAATTCCTGGTAATGCCGCTGAACTAGTACCATGTGTATATATTACAGGATTATTAGTTTTAAGATTTTTATTTGCAGCAATTATATCATCTATATTAACTGATTGGCCACTTGTTCGTAAAGCACCACTAGAACCTATATAATCAGCACCTTTTTTAATCGATTTCTTTCCAACATTCTTCAGTCCCATAAAAGGATTAACAGCTAAATCAAGTGCCGTTAACCTACTAAATAATTTTGCTGGCATAACTGTTGTAGCACCAATAAGATAATCTATAGGAGACATTACAGGTTGAGAGAATTTTGCATAAGGATTAGGTTTACCTTTCCATAGTTCAGACTGTGGATTTGCTTTAGCACCTTCTTCCCAAGATGAATAATCTTCCTTGAAAGAAGGTTCTTCTCCTTTCCACCAATTTTTAAGTTTAGATTTATATTTATTTATGAATCCACCTTTTTCTTTATATATATTAGGATTTGTTAAATCAAACATACCACTATTTCCTACTGTTGATTTTAATTGTTTACCATCTGGGAAAACAATTTCCCAAGCATTTTGTATATTTCTTTTATCTGTTATACCTCTTTGCTGATTTTTTATTGCAGCATCAAACTTAGAAAGACCAGATTTTGTACCAGGCCTATTAAAATTAAATAAATCAAGAGGTAAATCTTTATTTCGTCTTTGTTTCAATAGTTTATCATAATCAGTACCAATTGGATAAATATCTCCACCAACATTATCTATTAATTTACTAGATGTAATGGGATTAGTAGTATTACCATAAAATGAATAAATAGTACTTTCAGCAACATCTCCTGGTTTTGCACTTGCAGATAAAGAATAACTACTTGCTGTTGTTTTGCTTGGTGTTGTGTAAATACCTACACCAGAGTATCCAGCATCACCTTCTCCAACTCTTCTTGGATTAAACGTATCAAACTTTTTACCTGATCCATGATAAACTACCATAGGTGAACCATCTGGATTTACTAATTTAGAGTTACCAAAAGCTTTTTTAAAATTCTTACTATTCTGCTGTACAAACTGCTCTGGACTTCCTTTAAATGGAGAACCATCAGCATTTCTCATCCATGTACCATTTTCCTTTGCTGTTTTTTCTATTAAATTATATTCTTTTATAAGTTTTTTATTTTTTGGTATTGATTTATTCCATGCACCCCAGTTTATATCTGATTTAAATTTATTCTTTCCAAAAAACTTCTTAATTGGATTTATAATATGTGATTTAGCTCCTTTTACTAATGGTCCTGCTGAAAATGGTAATATACCAAATCCTGCATATAATCCAGCATCTGTATATTTTCCTTCATGGTATTTTGTAGCCGCATGAGCAAAATCTGGTCCAGGATTAAATATAGATGCAGCGTCTAATAATGCATCTTTTTCTTCTTTCCCTGGTTCATAACCAAATTGTTGCATCCAAAAATCTTTTTCTTGTCTTAAGCCTCTTGCATCTATAAATTTTCCTACTTTGGACTTTTCAAAATTCTTCCACCCACCTTTTTGAAATTTAAAACCCGCTCCTACACTTACACCTTTTGTTGTAGGATTATATCCTAAACTACCTTTAAACTTATGATATTGCCCATATAATCCAATATTAGATAATTTTTTATTTGTTAAATCATATTCAGCATTAATTCCATATCTATAAGGAGCAGAATCTGATCTCCAACTAACATTTGAAGATCTTCCTCTTCTACCTTTTCCTAAACTTAAAGAAATATTATCTGTTCCTTTACCTATCGGTGTTACAGCATCATAACCTTGTGTATCAAAAGCATTTCTTCTTTTATAAGATAAAATAGATTCAAATCCTCCAGAGCTTGGAGAAGTATTAAACCCAATACCTCCCCCATATCCTGTATTTATATTTTTAGAATTGGTATTATATGAAGCTTCGATAGACGGTATAACAGAAAAAGGACTCCTGCCCTGACCGCATCCAGTAATAGATCCACAAAAATTACCTGGTACTATCTCTGGGCTTAGCTCAGCACCTAAATTAAATCCACCTTTTTGTTTTTGAAATGCAGGGGCTACATCTTTATAATGCTCAGCAAAATATGTAGCATCTTCCACAGCACGAGGTCCATGAAATTTAATAGCTTCATCTTTTCTTGGTCCAGTTAAGTCTAACTTGCCCCCAATATCTTGTATCTGTGGAACAGCATATTTATCCCAACTCCCCATATAATGTGTTCCTGTTGAACCGACAAGATTTGGATTATTATATATTTCAGCATCCTCTTTTGTAAATTTATAAGATTCATCAGTTGGTGCTAACATTCTATTTATAGCAGGATTATTACCAAATTGACTTTCATAACCTATTTTAGATTTCATCATTCCTCTCATTCCACCTTTTTGATAAGCAGCTGGGGATTCTATTATTGTCCCTTCATAAGGACCTGTTGGTAAATCTTGTATTCCTGGGGGTACGTTTTTATAACTTTCTACTAAATGTCCTTGATCATCTACTTTTTGAATATCAATAGGAGCCTCCATACCTACAGTATTAAAAGACTGATTAGGTTGAACGTCAGGAAAAGCCATAGACGCTTGAGTATTACCTCTAGCATGTTCTTCCCTTAATCCTACTTCTTGTTCTTGTGGAGTTTGAGCAACTTGCATTTGTTGTTGCTCTTGTTGTTGTACGAATTGTGCAACTAAATCTATCCCTTGATCTGCAGCCTGAAAAACTTCAGTTACACTTCCAGGATATCCAGAAGATCTGATCTGATTTAATAAATCTCTCCTAGTCTCGTTTGTTGGCATCCGGTTTAGATTTAGCTATATCTTTTTTTATCTTATTTTCTTCTCTTTTGATTTGATTAGCTTCTCTAGTGATATCGTAATTAGAATCATCCCCTCTAATTTTTGCCATTAATTCTTTCTCTTTTATATCTAGTTCTCTTTGTTTTACTTCAAAATCCCTTATCATCTTTTCTAGATTTAAAGAATGCCCCTCAGTATCTTTTTTAGACTCAGCATTTATCAAAGCTATTTCAATATCTTTTTGTCTATCTTTTTCTTTTTCTAAAGCCTCTGCTTCAAATTTTATCTGTTCAGCCTCTAATTGCTGTTGTTGTTGTTGTTGCTGTGCCTCTTGTTGAGCCTGTTCTAATTGCTGTTGAGCTCTATCTGCTTTTTTAAGATTTTTCTTAATTTGACTAAAACTATCAGAATCTAACATCTCAGCTATATCTCCTGGTCTAGCACCATTTTGCATCATAGATTGTGTTAATCCCCTAATATTTTGTAATTTTTCTTGATCCTTACCTGAATCTGAAACAAATATCCCATAATTAGTTTCCATATGTTGCATACTACCTATATCTAAAAAATCTGTAGCCCCATCAGGCATTACATACATACCTTTTTTACCAGTTAACCATGCTTCTTTAGAATAATCTAATAAAGCTTGAAAATCTCTTTGTTCTACTCTCTCAAACTTTCTAAATAAATCTTCAGTAATATGAGATGATTGTAATATAGCTTGTTGAGAAGTTGCCTTACCTTCATAAGCCCCAATTTCACCTTGTCTTTGTCTACTTACTCCAGATATTTTTTCCCACTCAACTAATATAGATTCTAATAAAGTAACATACTGTTGAATAGTTTTAATAGACATATCCATAACAGATTGATGTTGTGGATTTAATTGTATCCCTTCTTTATTATAATCTACCCAAGCAATGCCAGAACCTTCAACATAGTACATAAATTTATCCATATCCCATTTTTTAGGGATCATATTAATATCAAATTGAGCTATAATATCTTTACTTCTAGCAATAGATAGCTCTAATCGATATTTATAAATATTATAATTTAATTGATAAGGTATCCCAAGTTTAACTAAAGAAATGTTCTTTGCATTAACATCAGAATATCTTCTCCCATTGATAGGAAGTTTACATTTAGATGGATTATCTAAAGACATTCTTTGATGTGCAATAGGATTTATATTAATATAAAATCTCCCATCTATTCTAGTTCCTTCCCATACTTCATTAACCCAACTCCAATCTAATTGAGCTCCCTGTTCTTTCATCTCTCTAGGAAGTCTAAATCCATCTGGAACTTCTTGCTCTTCCATAGTTCCTGTTTCAGGATCTAAATAAGTTAAAAATCCAATTCTTTTCCTAGATTTCCAATAAACATTTACTACTTCTATTAATCTATTTCTAAAAGAATTAACATCTTTACCAGCTGAACCAGCATATAAAAATGAAATATCGCTTTCTGAATGTCTAGGTTCCTCGAGTTCTAATACTTGCTGTTCAGATAAACTTTCATAATAAGTATCTATAACTGTAGATGCATGAGAATACTTTCTAACTAATGCCCAATCCCCATCTTCTACAAATTCTAAATCTGGGTCGAGATCATAATCTACATCTAAAGGATTAAGAACTTCATAAAAAGGTTCAGAATTTTTAACTCCTCTATGAGTATATACTTCCCCACTAACTAAATAATGAAACCATGCTTTTTGTATTTTATCATATACTTCCTGTTCCTGAAATATATAATTTAAGGATTGTTGCCCAAGAATAGCTCTATTATCTACATAACTATCCTCAAACATTGAAGCTATATGTTCAGGTAATTGAATTTCTTGTTCAGGATTTGCCCCCATATCTTGACCCTGAGCTTGTACTGCTTGTATAAAATGTTGTTGTAAATTTTTAAATATAATTTCTGACTTAGCATTTTCTTTAATTGATATAGAATCTGCATTTTGTACTGTAACAGTGTAATTGAGAGGCCTTTTAGACTTTTCCCCTAGAAGAAGATCAATTATGGGTTTGATAATGGGGTAATTACGCATTTCAGAAGGGAAATTCTTACGGTTTTTACCATAAGGTTTTAGTACGTAATTATAATCTGCCTCGTCAATTACACCATTATAGTAGTCATATAATATTTTAAGATTATCTTTTCTATGGGAATATCCTGATCCTGAATCAGAAAGATCTATAAATGCTTCAACACATTCTTCTCCCCATTTTTTTGTTTTTTTACTAGCAGATAATTTCTGTCTAGGTATTTTATCATATCCCATAAGTTACAAATTTAATTAAATTTACCTTCGTCTTTACAATAAGGGTAAATATTACCCTAGTCTTTATAAATATAGCACTATAAATAATCACAGATATCATATAAACTATACTTTAAAGTTAATTCTTCTCCTTGTTCAATCTTTTTTAAAGTTTTTAATTTTTTATAATCAGTATCTTCATCCTCTTCTATTAATTCACAATTAGGACTTTCTGAATGATTAATAAAACCTCCTAAAGGAGTTCTAATATAGTTATGTTGAAAATTAGGATCATATACGTGCGTTATACCTATAACTACCTCCCCCGGAATATCTTCTGTAGCGAGAATCCCAGCTCCATGAATTTGTGACGGACCTATTGCTAAGTATTCCGGTAGAGGGCTATAAGGTACTTTTTTTTTGTCTTTTTTCATACTAATAATAATTTGTATCAAACCATTTATCTGAAGCTCTGTCCTCTAATATATCTTTAACCTCTGCATTATATAATTCTCTCGTATGATACATCCCAATCATAAATGCCATTACACGGTCAAAGTTACCCACATGATTAAATTTAATTAATTCCGTTAACAATGCAGGATCATATATCTTATGCAAATTTAATAATTGTTTTCCATTTTCATCTGTATTTCTTACAGTATTTAACCAATCTCTAATATAAATTTCTCCCTGTCTTTTCCTAGCCTCAGTCATATGCATTCCATATTGACGCTTAACAGTTCTACTTCTTAGCTCTCTTTTATCTAACATTTCAAACTCTTCTTGCAATTTATGTAACTTTCGAAATCTTTTTGCGTATGCTATAACCTCTCCACGATCATTCTCAAATCCTATTTTACACCCATAGTAATCCGCAAGTAAAAATAAATTTCTATTATAATCATCTTGAGTATTAGGTCTCCCTACATAAGATGCTACAATAATATCGTCTGGTTGAGATAAATTATTTGGACGTTTTAATACATAAGCTGCTCCCAATGATGTAGAATCTGCAGATTGATTTTGTCCATAAGGATCATGACAAATTACATATAAATTATGAGGAATTTGTTGTTTTTCATTTTTATATGGGGCTTCATATATAACAACTGCCCCAGTTTTATCATCATCTTTTCTATGAGGATATTTAATTATTTGTTTTAAATCTCCATCAACAGTAAATTTTACTTTGCCTTTAGAATCATGGTATAATTTACCAACAGTTCCTATAGCATGAAGTCCCCTTGCTTTTATATTATTATATTGTTCTTGTAAAGAAGCTATATCAAATAGATTAGAAGTAACTTGTAAAGTAGCTTCTTGAGGAGAGAAAGGGTGCTCAGCTATATATTGGTCTAATGATTTAGCATCAGCGGCACCCTTTTTCTTTTCCCTCATTTCTTTTTCATATTCTGTAGCTTTTTCTTTTGCAGAATTTCCATTAGTATCTATAAATCCATCTAAATTCGTTTGAATCGGAATAAAATATCCACAAGTACTTCCTATAGCTCCTTCATCCCATATATTTTCATAAGACATACAATCATATGCATCAGGATTATAAAATATTTCTTCCATAGCTTCAAAATTAGCTCCTTCTGTACCACCAGTTCCAAAAGCTACCATTAATCCAAGTGTTTTAGCTCCTTGCCTCATTGTTGGCATTGTTACTTCCCATGCTTTAAGAAGTCCGGGAAAAGAACCAGCTTCCTCGAAAAAAACTAACTCCCCTGCTTTTCCCCTTACTTTATCCGGAGCATCCTTTAAAGATACCCCCATAATTTGAGACTTATTCCCCATTTCAATTTCAATGCCATTTATCTTCTTCTTATACCCAGACATTTTATTCATTTCTCTATCTCGTAATCTCGGTTGAGCCCATGCTGTATTATCATCTATAAAAGATAAAAACTCCCAAGCTTTTGAGAGTAATCCATCTCCGATTAAATATTCTTTTTGTGCTGCAAATACAAAATTCTTAGAATTTTTAACAAAAAAATAATTTCTAGCTAACATAGATCCGGCTTTATAAGAATATCCTTTACGTCTTGCTTTAAGGACAATCATATGTTTATTCTCTGATCTAGCTTTATCTATCTCATGAAAGTATTGATAATCTCCATCATAAAAAGCAGGAAAAGTTCTTTCACGTTTAGATTGGATAGTTCCATCTGGAAGTTTTTCATCTATAGCTCTATCTATAGGACAATAATTTAAATAAAAATAATGAAATCCTGTAATACGTAATTCATCTACTTCATACCCATACATACACCTCTTTTTTTCATTATCCCAAAAATCATAATAATCCTTAGTCCCTGGAAGAGATGAAGTATAATAACCATTAGCTATAAAACTAATTGCAGCTGGCCTTATTCTATCGGTGTCTCTGAACATATATTTTTAATCTCTACTAATTCGGCACATTTCTCATAATCTTCTATACTAGTATAATACTCTATAACCATATCTATAATAGCGGGGGTTCTCCCATCCTCATTAGTAGGATCAAATGGTAAATAATACACATCATGATCTTCATCTTCAAGAGTCAGATAAATATCATTAACTGTTTTCTTTTTAGTAATAATATCATAGGCATTACTCATTGCCTTATCATACATTTCTAAATCTTCTAAAAAATCCATTATATACTATATTTATTAACTTCTATTCCTCCCCTATTAGTGTTTGCTGCCTGTTCCTCTTTCTTAACAATCTCTTCTAATCGTGTTAATCCATCAACTACTTTCCCCATCTTTTCAAGATTATTAATTAAATCTTTAGCGTGAAATATAGGTCTTCCATTATCATCTACTAAAGTTAAATCTATATCCCTAAAATATTTCTCTAATTTTACAACAGATTCGTTAGCTGCTTTTAATAATCTAACAGCTGAAGTTTCTATTAATTGTTCATATTTATCACAAGCTCCAAGTACTTTTGAAGAAGGTTTAAATTTATTTTTCTCTCCAAAGATACTGTTTTTTACTTCACCAATACGCTGTTTCCATTCATAAACTGCAAAAGGAGATCGATGATCCATCATAAAATACACAAATGCTAATTCCTCTATTTTTAATCCTTTAAACTCTTTAATTGTTAAAGTATATGCACTAGGAATAGCTCTATTATCTTTTATATGTATTAGATCGTCTTTTAAATTCATTTAATATCGTTCCATCTAGATGGATTATCTGGACAATGACTAGTTTTCCATTTAGCTTTTAACTCCATATTACACCCACATAATCCACATCTAAGTCCTGGATTTTTAACATGAGGGCATTTAATACAAGCGTCTAATCGTTTTTCATATTCTTCTGGACTCACATATTTAAATCCACTTTTAGCAAATTTAACTACTTCAGAACTAAAATTTTTAACCATATTAAAAAAATTAGGGGGACCAGGAGGATGTGATTCATCATTCATCTTTTTTATTTTTTAATTCATTTATATATTTAACTCTATTTTTATTTACAGACCATTTTCCAAAATAAGGGAGACGCACTGTATCAAACTTCCCTTCTTTTATTATTTTAGTTACAAATTTAAACTGATACTCCACAATTTGTTTTATTTTTTTTAATGGGAGATTATATTTAGTTGCTAAAAATTGTATAATTCTATCTTTATCTCTAGCCATTTACTTCTATATCTACTAAAATATTTAATAAATCTCCAACAGTGTTTTGAAATATAATAATTTGATAAGGACCTACTTCGTAAGTTGTTATCACATACCTAGAAAACTCAATCATTTCTTTGAATTGTAATTTCTATAACGTCTGTTTCTGGGGAAAGTAAAGGATTAAGAATATAATATCCATTTCGTTTTAACATTATACTCTTATCTTTAAATCTTTTAACATAATTATTAAGAGTATTATAATCCTTAATCCCTACATTTCTAGCTACTTCTTTTTTATTTCTAACACAACATAAATTAACTTCTTCCGTTATATCATTTACAGTAATAAATACAGATAAAATTTCCAATTCTTTATCTGTCATATTAAAAATACCATTCCATAATTGTAAATACTTATATATAGTATTTATATTAACTGATATCTTTTTTCTTCTCATTTCTTTTATTTTTGTCATTTTCTAATATTTTAATTAAACCTTTTATAGTATGCAAAGGTCTAGCATTCTTTTTAGTACGATATTCTACTGGATTATAAACTAATTTTACCTCCCTAACTAATTTATCTTCCCCGTACTTAACAATCCATCTACACGAATAATGATGTTTTACTCTTTTTAAATGTATTAAATAACTCATTTCTTATTTAGTATCTATTTTAACTTGAATATATAATCCTTTTTTTGTCATTCCAGATCTTACATACCAATTGGTTTCGTGTGCTATGTTCATTAAATGTACTTTTTCTTCTAATTCTATTAAAACTTTTAACCATTCTTCAGGAGTATCTACTTCAACTTCACTTACCACCATTTAATTCAATCTTAGCTATACCCCCATTTATACTTATCTTGGAAGTTTTAGATTGTCTATTAAATTCCTCTACATATTTCTCAATATCTTCACGAGTACATAAAAAAGACAGGAATACTTGTAACTCTTTAGCTGCTAATTCTGTTTTTTCTCTTAATTCTTCTGCATCCACTTTAGTATCTAATAAAGCTTGAAAATCATCAATAGATATAGTAACAGATCCCTTTACCATTTCCCTAATAATTGATGTTCCCCCACTAATAAATAATCTTGATCTTCTATATCCGCCATTACAGCTTCTGTCCTAGGATCTACCATAACAGTATCCCCCTGCTCTACAAATGTACAACCAGGTCCTACAGCTAATACTTTTAAAATGTTAGTGGATTTTGCTCTAGCGGTTTTCTTATCTAAGATAATACCAGAGTCAGTTTTTGTTTTACTTGGGTCTGGAAGGACAACCCATGATCCGTTTGGTTTAAATTTCATAGTCTATATATTTTTATGCAAATATATAAACTAATCTTTTATAAATCCAAATATTTTTTATAAAATTTTATTATTTGTTTTATTTTAAGGTGTATCTGAATCAAACGCGGTACCATTTTCTAATGATCCGTCGTTACCATCACCTGAACTATCTGCCACTGTCGTTCCTGTATTTTCTTCAAATTTCCAATATCCTATTAAACCACTTTCTTCACTTAAGTCGGTTACTGTTCCACTATTATAGATAGCAGCTATTGCTACTGCTGATAATGCTGAATTCCATATTGAGACATCATTTATATTACCGGTATAATATCCTCCGCTCCAATGACCAGTATGTTTACCAAGAGTAAAAATACTAGGAGTTCCTTCCCAAGTTTCAATACTAGTTCTCGTTGTTGCTACACTACCATCTTGGTATGATATAAATTTATCCCCTGATTCACTCCAAGTATAAGCAACGTGATGCCAATTACCATCATCTGCCTCATCACCAGAAAATGAAGAAGCTGAATCGTTTGATCCACCAGCTCTACGTGTACAAGCTACATAATCACTTGCAGAATTGAAGTACGCAACAATATAATTGTCTGTGTCAACTTTAATTTCAAATAAGTAATTACTAGTTGGTTTAAACCAAAGTGAGATAGTACCTTCAGTGCCACTAATCCCGCTAGCTGCATCATCTAAATCGACATAATCATTTGTTCCGTCAAAAGATAATGAATAACTATCTGTAAAACCTGCTGCTGCCGGTACTATACCTCCACTCAATGTATTACCTAATCCTAACACTATTCTAAATCTTCAGTCCAGTCAGTTCCAGCTAAAATGGTAAGTATTTGACTGTGATTATATTGTGTTTTACCATCTAAAAAGCTTGGAGTAGTTCCATCAAATTTTACAAATGTTTTTGAATCATCTAATGAATATCTTAAAGTACTCGCTGATGTTTCATGTACTTGTGAGAAATCAACTGTACCAACTTCTGAAGCATTTATTATTACGTATTTTCTATTTTCGTATGCCATGTTTATTATTTATTTTAAGGTGTACTTGAACTCCAAGTAGGAACATTACCAAAGGTTGCTTCATTTGAATTTGAAGAACTATCTGCTACTGTTGTCCCTGTATTTTCTTCCATTCTCCAGTATCCCACTAGATCATCCTCGTCACTTAAATCAGTTGGTGTTCCGAGATTATAAATAGCTTGTATCTCACTTAAATCTCTTGTTGCGTCGAATATCGCAACCTCATCGATTATTGCATTAACAAATCCTTCTGGACTAGAACCTACAAGATTTTTAGCCGCTATTGTTAGTGGAGTGTTTACATTAGCTATAGTAACTCCAGAACCTTGATTTGCAGGGCTTTCTAAAGCTCCGTTTATATATGTGTTAAAACCACTACTCACCATAGTTACCGCCATATGATACCAAGTAGATGTGGAAAGAGTATAACCAGCAATAGCAAGTGTGCCGGGTACTTGAATACCAGGTCCACCTCCGCTACTATTAATATTGTGAATAGCTATCTCATAAGCCGCTCCTTTAGAAATTACTTTCTGAGATGCTCCATATGCACCTGGTAGTGCTCCAAAATTAATCCAAAAACTTATTGTAAATTCAGTTTTTCCATCTAAAATATCAACATCTCCTATATCTAAATAGTCATCTGTTCCATCAAAACTTAATGAATATTCATTTGCAAAACTTGCCGCCGCCGGTACTATACTTCCACTTAGAGTGTTACCGAGTCCGAGCATTATTTATAATGTATATGCTATTACTTTTCCACTATCTAACTCAATAGATGCAAAATTACCATAAATTGTACATCCTTTAGGAATTGTAAAATCTGCTACATCCGTTATAAAAGACATATCACATTCTGATATATCTACTGCAGCATCTTCTAGAGCTGTAATCGCAAAATACGGTCCTGTATGCGCTGCAGTATCATCTATTAAAATAGCTGCGCTAGGACTAAGTGCTGATCCTGTATTATTTTTTACTGCATTTAACAATTCATCTTGTTCTGTTCTTATTACCATTTTTTTTAATTTAAATTATTTATTTATTTTACAAAAGGGCATAGGGTCCCCCTTGGGAATCTTAATTTCAAGTTTGATTTCCTTCTAGCAGTGCTCTCCATCTTTGCAGGAGGACCAAGGGATAATAAGACTGATGTTAATTCACCACACTTACCTGTGTGTAATCTATCCCAACTAGAGCTTATACATTACTTTTTCAAGGCTGTGGGAGAAAATTTCCTACTTGATTATTCGTTTCACAACGTTTTTTCAAGCGTATTAACCTTCTTATGGCCAAATGACCACAATATTAGAAGGTATAAATCCCACGTCTGACCCCCTACTTACCTTTCGGCCCTCAAGGGTGATATACTTACGTATGCCTTTTTTTTCTTTCAACTTCTTTTACTTCTGATCTACAAATTTAAACAAAATAATTAATACTACCAAACCAACAAAACCATTGCTGCCTAATAAATTAACTACATCCATAACGTTACTAATAACGCTCATCCCAAATACTGGGGAACCAAAAACGATTTCCGCCATTACTCCAAATGATAACAACACCATAAACAAAGACGTCATGCCTTTAAAGAACGATGTTGCATAATTAAATACATTTTCCATAAATAAAAATTTTAAGTTAGGATGCAAATATACAACTATTTTCCTTGTCCCCTATACTTTTTTAAATAATTTTTAGAATTTTTCATTTTAGAAGATCTTGTTTTAGCATGTCTCCCAGGTCTTTTTTTATTTGTTTTATACAAAAGCATTTGGCAAACATACAAAAAAATATTATAAAAAATAAAAATATAAAAAAAATTTTTTTAGGGGAGGTTGTGAATGCGTGAACCAACACCATCAAAGACCCCTGCTATATATCGAACTTTGAAGCGCCCCTTGCTTCATTAATATTAATCTCAAAATTGTCTTATGAAAAAACTTAGTGAGTATCTTAAAGAGTTAGGCGCTCCCAGGTGTAAACTGGTTAGTGGTCCTAACGGTAGGTTTGTATCCTACACAGTTAACGGCACGAAATCTACTCTACCTGTAGGGAAGAAGTCGCAAAATGGTACATTAGAAGAGTTCAATGTTCTAATTACAGACGACGGTCAACCGATTGCTACTGTTAATCACTACGAGCAAGTGGAAGAGTTAGAGCTAGCGTAGAAGAAGGGAGTTCGCTCCCTTTTACAGTTCTTTGTCCATCAAAGAACTTGTCTAATTCAATCAATAACCCTTGCTAACTGTGGGGAACATACAAAATAAACTCTTACTAACTTGCTTATTCACTACTTAGATAGATGATAAGAGTGAAAAGAGTTTAACTTTTAAGTGATGAGTGCGATTGGCAGGTCGCATTCACCACTTTTTATCACAATTTGACACTTGGTCAATTTAACAGTATAAAATAATATAACATTAGTAAGGTAAAGTGGAGTATCCATAGAAAGAAACCACATCTAAAACATAAGGATATGTAGTAAACTTCTAATGTTATGTTATTTATATCTTATGATTGGAGTAGTTAAATACAATTGTCAATCATTAAGGGTAATACTTATTATACTATTGATATTCTTTAGTAGTAGGTAGTGACCTTAATGATACAATTGTTAATCAATTTAATAACACTTAAAATAATAATTATGAAGAAAAGATATTTTATAACTGATAGAATAATAGGTGTGTATTTTACTTCTAAATCACAATTAAAGAAATATTGTGATACTCTTAATAGGTATTCAAAGATAATAAATTTACCTTTTATCTATGGAAATATAACTGAATATAAAACTTATGAAGATTTTCTTATTAAAATAAAGAATAGTAATGTAAATTGGAAGGAATGTACAGTTTAATCACATAAATAAGCACATCATAGATATATGATGTAAAGATAAGGTATTTGTCTTACGAAAGAGAGCAAAGAGGCTAGTTCACTGAATGTAATCAAAACTAGTGTAAATTGCAAAGACAATGTAATACTAAAAAGGAACTATCTTGAGACGCTTTCTATGAAAGACGTAGTAATTTACATTAATCCTACACAAGATGACATAGTTTCGTCCTTATGCTTATTTTATTTAAGAATAGAAATGAGTAAAACACCTAAATCATACTTGTTTTAGTTTTAGCACAGTCGTAATCTGTGAGGTTGAGATTCCTTCTCAATTCTATTCTATTTAATAACACTTAAAATATAGCATTATGGCAAGAAAAACAGATGAATATGTAATACATTTAGAATCGGAGTTAAAACATATGGATGAGCAATATAAAGAGATAAGAGAAGAGTTAGTAAAATGTAGAAAAGTACTTATTGCAAAGCAGAAAGAATTAGACGAATTAATAATAGAAACATCCAATTGGACGAAACTCTATATAACCTAACACTTAAAATATAAAGATATGGATAGCATTTACATTAAAACTGGAACAAGATTAGTTTATAAATATAAGAATGAAGATAAGAGAGAGTTATCATTTGAAGAGTGGATAGTTTATATTATTAAACAAGAAGTCAATCAAAGAACATTACCATGGAACAGGAAATTATAGTTAAAATAATAGTAATCATAGGTGTAATTATAATTCTATCAGGTAATAATAAAAGTAAATAGTAGGTTGATAGTTATCCTTTAAAAACTATCATTAATTAAACCATTAAAAATAATTAAAAAATGGCAAATGCATTAAACAGTGGAACTTTGGACACACTTAAAACAGGACAAACATTATTAACAAAAGTCTACAAGACAAAGAAAGAAGGAATGGTTCAAATTGAAATCGCAGAGAAAGTTTCTAATCCAAATGCTACATCAGCATTAGGGGACGGTTTTCAAACATTCTATTCATTTTCAAATGGAAGTACTGGTAAACCTCGTAGATTTTGGGATCCAGTAGAGGCTATTTATTTAGAAACTATGTTACAAATTCCAAATTTAGACATAGAAAATGGAGTTTATATTCTTAATCCGGATACTGGTAAGGAAGAAATGCAGTTAAATATCCTTAACCCAACAGCATATGTTAATCCTCAAACAGGAGAGGCAGTTGAGTTAAGAATGAGAGGAAGAGTTATTGAAACTACTGAAGGTAGACAATATGATATAGATAATGAAAGATATAAAATAAATCCATCTACTAAAGATCCTGTATTACATGGTGGAAATTATATTTATAATAAAAATCAAATTCTGTTTGTTGAAAATACAAGTGATGATCTTGTACTCCCACATGTATTTTTAGCATCTGATACTGTATCAGTTACTTCTAAAGTTGAAAGTAATGAAACAGTGGTAGAAGAAGTGGATTTAAATATGATATAACAAATAAGACAATTTGTTAGAGAGCAAGTGTAAAGGATTTAACTATATTTAGAAATAGATGTAGTTAAATTCTTTATATTTGTATTATAAAATATAAAAACAATTATTATGACAATGTTAGAAAAAGGAAGAAAAAATGATAAAATTGTTAAATCTAAAATTATTACTGAAAAGATTATATTTCGTGGCGAAAAAATTACTAGGGAAAGAGTAGAAAAAGTATGGAATATTCCAAAAGTCATTACAAATGATATAGGATTTCAGTTAATGTTTGGATTTGATGCCCCTAAATCACCAACAAATACATCTGAAGGGCTAAAAGAATACTTTTTAGACAATAAACATTAACTTAAAAAATTTAAAATTATGGGACAAATGAAATGGATTTATACTATGGTTCAAAATGGATCATATTCTATATTTAAAACAATGTATGAAACTGCAGTTAAAAATAATGTAGATTCATTTATATTTGAAAATGAAGAATTTAATGTAAAAACAGCTAAACATATATGTATATTAGGAGATAAAGCTGAAAAAGAATATGACAAATATATAGAATCTATGGCTGATGCTGAATATGATGCTAGATATTTAGAACAATGATTTACTTTATAGGAAATACTGCAATCCACGAGTCACCTCATTATCAATTGGCAACGATTGATGATGTCGTGGATTATTGCAGTACTAAACAGGTATTGGGTGTTGATACTGAAACAGAAGGATTTGATTTTACTTGTAAAAAGATGATTATGTTTCAGATAGGAGATGCTGATAATCAATATGTTATAGATACAAGATATATTAGCATTGAACCATTGAGAGAAATCTTGAGCGGAAATATCACGAAGATATTTCACAATTCTAAATTTGACTATAAATTCATCAAGAAATGGAGTGGTATTACTTGTCAAGGGGTATATGACACATTTCTTGTTGAATTAGTCAATAGTTGTGGGAAAGGTATTGGATATGCCCTTAAAGATCTATGTAAGCGTTATTTTAATGTTGAATTAAATAAAGATGTCAGAAATAAATTTGTTAATTTAAATGGTAGTCCATTTGATAATAATCAAATAATTTATGGGGCAAAAGATGTTGAATATTTGTGTAAAATAAGAGAGTTGCAAATACCTGTAACAGAGAGATATAGATTACAAAATGTAGTTAAATTAGAAAATGAAGCTGTATTAGCATTAGCTGATATTGAATATAATGGATTAGATTTAGATAAAGAACAATGGAATTCTATTGAAAGTCAAAGTATGAAAAATGCAGAAATGTTAATGATTAATTTAGATCAAATGGTAATTGAAAATCCTTCTTTAAATAAATTTATTTGTGAATATATACAAACTGATATGTTTACATCTGTTGATGAATTAAGAAAAGTAAATGTTAAATGGACATCTCCTAAACAAGTTTTAGAGGTATTTAAAACAATTATACCTAAACTTGAAAATGTAAATGGTAAAGAAATGTATAAATATAGATTTAAATTCTCTATTATAGATGAGTATATTAAATATAAAGAGGCTATGAAATTATATACTTCTTATGGTGAAGCATTTTTAAAGAATTTAAGTTGTGATGAAAAGATTCACACTAATTTTCACCAAATATTAGATACAGGTAGAGTGAGTAGTAGTAAACCTAATATGCAACAAATACCTGCAGATAACAAATTTAGAAATTGTTTTATTGCTCCACAAGGTTGGAAGTTTGTCTCAGCTGATTATTCAAGCCAAGAACTGAATGTCATAGCTTTTGGCTCGAAAGATCCAGTTTGGATAGAAGCATTGAAGAAAGGCGAGGACTTACATTCAACTTGTGCGGAGCTTGTATATGGAGATGAATGGGTAAATAGTGCTAAGGACAATTGTACTTATTTTACAAATAAAACTAAATGTAATTGTCCTGAACATAAAAAACTTAGAACTAATGTCAAAACTATTAATTTCGGACTTGCTTATGGGATGGGTCCTAATAAGCTTTCTAATACTCTTAATATCGATGTGGAAAGAGCTAAAGCCCTCATTGAAAAATACTTCCAAGCGTTCCCAGCAATCAAAGGATTCTTAGATAAACTTGGGAACTTTGGTAAGAAATTTGGGTATATTAAAACATTTCCTCCTTACAATAGAAGAAGATGGTTTACTAACTGGTATCCAAAGATATGGGCACATAAATCATCTTTTATGGAGCTTGGTAGTATTGAAAGAGCATCAAAGAATACACCTATTCAAGGTGCTTCTGCGGATATGACTAAGCGTGCTTTAGTATTAATGCGTGATCATATTAAAATGACTAAATGTCCAGTTAAATTAATAATGACTGTTCATGATCAGATAGATACAATATGTGAAAATCATTATGTAGAAACTTGGGCATTTAAAATGCAAGAATTAATGGAAGAGGCTGCTAATGAGATAGTAACAAATGGTTTATTAAAAGCTGAAGTAACAGTAAATGATTGTTGGACTAAATAATTAAATTATGAATGAAGATATAAAAAACTGGGTAAATGAACTTAAAATAATAAATGATTTAAATAAAGAACATAAGAAAAAATTTATAAATTTTAATAATTATTTTAAATACAGTGGTAAAGTAGAAGAAGAAAAAAAAGAAGAAGAATTTGAAATTAATATAATTAAATCTAAAAAAATAATTGTTTATGATGATGTTGTTCAATTTTATTTCGATAATCCTAATTATACTATAGAAGAAATAGCTAAAGTATTTAAAATAGGAAATGGTACTGTAAGAGGAAGAATAGATAGATATTTTAATAATCGTAAAAAATTAGAAAATGGAAAAAATATTAAAGATGGAGAATGTAAATAAAATAAAAGATAAAGAACAAAAAAAGGCTCTTAATGCCTGGGCTAAAGCTGGTTTCTGTGGTTCTGTAATTGCAGGAACTGGCTTTGGTAAGTCTAGAATTGCTGTTTTAGCAATAGATCATATATTAAAACAAAATAGTAGAAGTAATAATAAAGCTGCTTTAATACTTGTTCCTACTATACAATTACAAGCTCAGTTTGTAGATGAATTTGACAAATGGAATGTTGATAGTAGTAAAGTAGATATAATGTGTTATCAAACTGCTTATAAATTAACAGGACATCACTATGATATAGTTGTATGTGATGAGATTCATTTAGGACTATCTGAAGAATATCGTAAATTCTTTAAGAATAATATATATGATAGTTTATTATGTATGACTGCAACATTACCTGAAGAAGAAGAATATAAAAATATACTTATGAAAATTGCTCCTGTAATTTATAAAATAAGTTTAGATGAGTGCGTTTCTTTAGGAATTGTTGCCCCATATATAATTGAATGTGTACCAGTTAAACTAACTATTACTGAGCAAGCTGAGTATAAACATGTGAATAATACTTTTGTTAAATGGAAATATGCTCTGGGACATTTTGATGCATTTGATAATGCTAAATCAATTATAAAGAACTCAAATGCAAGTCCTCAAGATAAGAAAGCAGCTGCACTATTTTATAAAGCTATAAGAGAAAGAAAAGCTATAGTAGATTTTGCTGCAAATAAAATAGTTGAATTTCAAAAATTGGTTTTATCTAATTTAAATAAGAAAATATTAGTATTTAGTGGAGCTAATAAATTTACTGATGATTTATGTAAAGCAGCATTTCCTCTTGCATTAGCATATCATAGTGGTAAAACTAAAAAACAAAAGGAAACTGCATTACAAAAGTTTAGAGACAATGAAATAAATGTATTATGTTCTACAAAAGCTTTAAATCAAGGGCTGGATGTACCTGATGCTAATATGGGGATTATATGTGGAATTACTAGTAAATCTTTATCTATGATTCAAAGAGTTGGAAGATTATTGAGATTTCAAGAGGGTAAAATAGGAAAAATTATTATTCTTTATGTTAAAGATAGTCAAGAAGAAAAATGGCTGAAACAATCTGTAAAGAATTTAAATAATGTTATCTGGAAATAATTATCATTAAAATTTGTATATTGTTATAAAATCTGGTATATTTGTAAAAGATTTAAAAATAATTATAACAAATTTTTTTATACTTATTAATTATGAAAATAGATATAGATTTCGAAATGTTAAAGCAAACCGGCATATCTGCTGATGATTTTATTTATTTGTA